TATAATAGGTCTACCGCACGTTTCATGGCTATGTAGGACTTACCTACACCTGCTGGACCGAAACATAATGTAATTTGATTTTCTCCAAGAATATTCCAATAGGTTTCTTGGTTTTTGGTTAAGAACTTTTCTTTAGGACGTTTGACGATTTGTCTTATCCTATCCTTATGTGATATTTTTTTCTCTTCTACTAATACGGGTGGTTGGATTGTTTTGGTTCTAGTTTTATATGCCAAAATTGTTAGTTTTAAAAGTTCTGTTTATTGTTTAATATGTTTAAAAACTCTTCTGATATTATCAGGTAAAGAATTAATTGGTATTAATTTACATTTAATGGTATCTAATCCTCGTCTTATTGCTTTTTGAGCCCTATGATGTCCATCTATAATTGAAAGAATATTACCCTCATCATTAACAAATATCAATATGGGATATTGTAAGTCTGCCATATCTATTTTTTGTACCTCACTATTATCGTGATCCCATGTTAATAACATATGTTTTAACCTTTCTACTGAAATTTGTCTAACTGGAATATGGTCTGTGGCAATTAATAAATCCATAAGGGTTATTTTATCCCCTTCTTCGTTTTGCCAAGATGTATCATGAAGTCCCTCATTAAGACCCATTACCTTCTTTATACGTGATATGTTTTCTTGTAAATTCATATCATATAAATATCTCTATTTTCCCGTAGATCCAAATCCACCAGACCCTCTTTCGGTATCAGATAATTCAGGAACTTCTGTCATATATATGGTAGGATAAGGTAATATGACAATCTGAGCACCTCTTTCACCCACTTTGTATTTTACTGAGTCTAAACCTTGAGTTTTCTTAAATGTTGCTTGTAATTCACCTCTATATCCACTATCAATTACACCCACACAATTTGATAATATTAAATCTTGATTTCTAACTGATGAACGTGGGAATATTAATCCTACATAACCTTTAGGAATTTCCATTGCGATACCAAAACCGTATGATACACTAAATGATGTGTTTTCAATTTCTTTTGTAATTGTTAAATCCATACCAGCATCACCAACTTTTGAATATGATGGGATTACCGCATTTGGATCTAATTTTTTAACTTTAACTAAAACACCACCACCCGTCATCGTTGGTTGAGTGTTAATTATATTTTCTTCAGTAATAGGTTGAATTGGTTGTAATTCTTCTTGTAATTTTGTCAACAATTCATTTAACTCCGACATGAAATTTAAATCTAAATCATCTTCATTATCGGTTCCGATTGTTTTTTCAAAATCTTCTAATTTTTTTAAATATTCTTCAGCTTCTTTTTGGTCCATTTTATTTATTTTTCTTTTCTTCTAACCATTTATCTAACGCCTTAATTCTTTGTTTAAGGTTGTCATCTTGTGGACGTAAACATATCTCTACAAATAAATCGGTAATTCTAACCAACTCTTCAAGAGTAACAGAAACACCAACTGATGTTACATATTCTAACGCCATTTTACTTTGTGATTGACGCATGATTTGTATTTCACGACTATAAAATTCCATATCAGTTGGTGTTTAAATTGTTATTTTGATTTGTAATACTCAGGAGTGTTCTTCGAATCGATGATACATTCAATTGCCATTTTTGCAACCGAAATGCTTTCGCTTGAACGAGTATCTCCAGCTCTGTATTTTGATGCAACAATAGTTGCCTCTTCTACTGATTCTGCTTCGATAATATATTTGTACTTCTTAGTACGAGGGTTTCCCTCTCTGTCCATTTGTTCGGTCTCATAACCGATTGTAACTAAATAATGCATGTTGTTTTATTTTATTATTGATTTAAAAAATTCTACTCTATCTTTACATACTTTTTTTAATGAGTATGTGTCTTTAACTGTTTCATATAAACGATTACCTAAGTCTTCAATCATATTAGGATTCTCAACTAAACGTTTCATATGTTTTGCCCAATCTTTATGGTTCTTCTTAGATCCTACTAATAATGCGTTTCCTTTATTGTTGAACTTACCTTCATCAACTGCAGAAATTAAATCGATTGTAAATGGATCAACATCACTTGCAATAATTGCCTTCTTAAAGAATCCCGCTTCAATTACTTTTAATTGTGATTTGTTTGCGTTAAATACGGACTCAACTAATGGTGCTAATGAAACGTCAAACGTGTTGTAGTTTGTTGCATAACTATTAATATCTTTTGTCCATCTTCTTCTATATGGTTCATTTATGTCGTTATAATCTCCTTGGGTAAATGTTCCTAAGTAAGATTTATATTCAGGACTTAATACTTTAAAATTATCTGTGAAAAATCCTTCGTATTTATACCAAACAGTTTCCATTGGTTGAATCGGTCTTTGTTCTTGTTTACCATTTTGATCAATAACAGTAACACTACCTCTTGTATCAAATCCACACAAAACAAATTGAACTTTTTCTTTAAATGAATTATAAGTTGTAGATATACCATTTGACATTAATTCTAAATCATGTAAATGTGAAGATCCTCCTAACCAACCAAATCTTATTTTGTCTGACTTAACAGATTTATTTTGAAATTGAGGTTCATCTTCATTTACCGCATTTGGAAAAATAACAACGTTATTAATTTTTAATTTATCCTTAATTGTTTGTGCAAATATTGAAGTGGTGGTTGTGACATAATCAACGGTCTTTAACATGTCGACTTTCATCTCACCAATTTTATTCATTTTAATTGCATGATACATTGGATGTCTTTGATCAACAAACCATAAATCATCAATATCCATTACGGTTATAATACCTTTTGATTTTAACCATTTAATTCTATTAATGTTATGTTCGTGATTTGTTTGATGAATAAAAGTATGAAAAACTACAATATCGTAGTTTAAAAAATAATCATCTCTATCTTCCGCATTGTACGAAATATCTACGTGAATATCTTCCGAGTGTTTATCTGAAATGAACACAAATGGATCCATTACTCTAAACTTACCTACACCATGTTTATCCGATGGGATTGCTAAAATTCTAATTTTTGACATTTAAATTAACTTATATGTCTAAAATATAACTAAAAAATTTGAGAAAACAAAATTACTTCGCTTTATTTACACCTGTAATTTTACCCTTAAAAATAGAATCTCCCACCTTTAATACTAAATTCTCATTAATAGATGATGTTGTAGATGCACTAAGGATTTGATTTAATTTTTCATCCATTACTTTACGAACTGTGTTTTCAATAAGAACGGCAATTGCGTTCATATCAATATTACTACCAGACGATTGTCTTTGTTGTGGTTGTGATTTTTTTGATGAAACTCCCTCTTGTTCCATTAAACGTTTTGCGCCTTTAACAAAGTCCATATCTAAAGTTTCGTTTAAAGATATAGATTGCATTTGTTCTATTGGGTGGTCGATCATCGCTTGTTTAATTGCAGGAGATAATTTTGAGTTCATTATTTTATCGACATTCATATTACCACCGACAGGTCTTGTATTAGTTTGTTGTGGAAGTTGTGATTCCATCAATTCAGATGGGTCAGATAATAACATTTCACTATTAACATGACCTCTTTCGAAGTTTCCTCCATCTACTTTATTCATTACTTTCTTAGCTTGAACTAATTTTTTCATTAAATCGTTTTGTGATATTGCTCCTTGACCTTGTGACATACTATTAAATATTTTATACTATAATATACTTTTTTAAGAAAACATTAAATGCTTAATCTTTTTAATACTTTCCTGTAAATTTTTATTTTCCTCATCTTCCTCAGGATTTGGTTCTGGTTTTTCTGCTGACTTTGGTTGAGGTAATTCTTTTGGTTTTTCTAAGTCAGGTTCAACCCCCGTTGGTTCAGAAGGTTTTGGTTCTTCTTTTGGTGGAGTTACTAACTTCTCAGGTTTTGTTTTAGGTTTTGGTTGTGGTAATTCTGTCGTCTTCGGTTCTTGCGGAGCAACAGGTTCAACTTTTGGAGTTGGTTCTATTGGAGTAGTCACCGAAGGTTTTGATTTTAAAATTCTTGGTTTTTTAACTTCAGGTTTGTTAGTCCAATCTGTCGTCACATATGTTACTGTCATAGACTTATCATCACCTTCTTTATAATCAGGTCTTTTTTGATCGAACTTTTCATCACTTACTTTTAAATTACCCATACGACTAACCATAAAAGTTCTCCATCCTGTTTTATCAAATCCTTTTTTAGAAACCGATGGTGGTTGAACATATGCACGAACAACTAAATTACCTCTTTTACTTAAACCTAACGCCACCGCTTCAGCATCAATTCTATTACCTTGTTTTACACTATCCTTTGCAGGTTTTTTAGGTCCTGTATAGAAAAAAGAAATCTTATTCCTATTTTTGATTGCATCAACTATAGGTTTAGTTTTTGATGTCTTTAAAATATTTTGTTCTTCAAGTATATCGAAGATTGTGTTAATAAAACTCATTATGTTGTTGGGTGTCTATTATATTCTTTTTTAGCTCCGTAAGTATTTTTTACGACGTTTTCAGTTCTTCTAAGTATATCTGTTTTAGAACCAACGGTTCCATTTTCATCTTTAGGTCCTTTACCATTTTCATCACCGTCAGAAATGGCGTCTGGATTTGAACTATTATATTGATTTCTCTTATTAAATTTATTTTTAACTAAATTCTCAGTTCTTTTTAATACGTCAGTTCTTGTCCCAACTTCGCCAGTTTCACCTAACTGTCCTTTACCTAATTCATCACCATTAGAAATCGCATTAGGATTATTAACACCATATTGATTATTTCTACCATACGTGTTTTTACTAATTAATAAATTTCTATTTGCAATATCTACAGATGTTCCTATTGCAACATTATCATCTTTTTGACCTCTACCTTTTTCATCTCCGTCAGCTAATGCATTTGGATTTGTTAAACTGTATTGATTGTTTTCGTTATAAGTGTTTCTACCTAAACTTGAAATTCTATTTTGTATATCGGTTGATGACCCAACTTTACCATCGTCACCTATTTGACCTTTACCTTTTTCATCACCATCAGATAATGAATTTATATTTCTACTATTGTATAGATTTTTTTCGTTATAAGAATTTCTCGTAATAGATTCTTTTCTAAATTGTTCTGATATTTGATCTAATTTTGTTGCCATATTATAACATTAATTTTTTTATTCTATTAACCTGTTCAAATAACCCCGTTAATTTTATTGATGATATTGAATTCTTTTCTGAGTTAGTATTAAATTTAAATGAAGGTAACCAACTTGATTTTTTTGTGTGTTTCTTCAAAAAACTATTTTTTCTTTCTCCTGTGGTACTCGAAATATCATCAGCTTGTTTTCTACCTTCTTTTCTATTTTGAATAAGATCTCTTTCACCTTTAAGATATTGTTTTGACCAAGTATCCATTAAATCTCCGCCAGCCAAGTCATACCTAACTCTATCGGCGACTTTATCCATACCTTGTAAGTCATGAATAATTCGTTTAAGTTGACCGTATTTTACTTTTTTATCTGTTAAAAGTTTTTTTGCTCTCATTACTCCATGCACATTTTGACCGTTAAGACCTGTAATCGTATGATTGATCTTATCTAATATGTTTTGAGGAATATCAAAAATTCTTTTTTTTAACTCGTTATTCATTATCGTCTTTAAGTCCTTTCAAAATATGGTCGGGTTTAAGACCATAAGTTTTCATACTATTTTTAAGTGATTTTATTTGTTTTGCAACTATTGGGTTGATTTCAACCTCTTCTACTTCCTCTTCTTTTGGTAATACATCATTATCTTTTCCTTTTTGTTTTAAAAGATTATCTATGTATTCTTCCATGAATTTTTTAGGATTTTCAACTAATCTAACCTTGTCTTCAGGTAAACTTGGATCATATCCCATTTGTCCTAATCTATCTTCTAATTCCTTCGGATCAGTTACACCTAACTCAATAAATTTCTTTTTAGCTTCTTCATAACTAGCATCATTCATAATTGTATCATCAGCACCCAATGCTTTACTCATATCAGATTCACCCCAATATCTTCTATAACCCATACCTAATCTTGGTGATATTGAAGATTGACCCGCTCCCGTTAATGCAAATTCGTCACTTGTAGAATTTGATGTTGTTCCTTTTGAATTAAGATTTGCTGGTTTTTTACCTTTTGCAAAATTACCTGCAGCATCTACGATTTCACCCACCTCTTCCTCTTTCTCTACTTTATCAGGGATTTCATCATAATCTGTTTTATCGGAGAACTCCTTAGCCCATTTGGACCATTTCTTCTTTTCTTTTTTGGGTTTACCCTTCTCATTCGCCTTAGCGTAGAAGAATCTTTGTTGTGCTTTTGAAGCAAATTTCTCCTCAATTACCTGTTTTATAAAATTATTCATCTAAATAGACTTTTATATAAATATCAAATGTTATGAAAGATATTTATATTATAATGAATAGACAGAATATTTTAAACTATTATGGATCTAAATTGGATTTGAAGTTAGATTCATCGGAACTTTATGACTATCAATTAACCACAAATGAGGTTGATTATGATACGGATGTGTTAGATTTATCTACCCCAATCACATATAGTGCTCTTACAATTGACTCAAGTTGTTTAACAACAAATTTAAATAATCAAAAACCATGGGTTGTTCCGGTTGATAGTCGTTACACAGGGGATACTTGTGATTTTACGGTTAGGAGAAGAACAGAAAAGGGTTGGACCTTAGATTTTATCTTTAATAGAGATGAGGTTAATTGGTCAGGAGGAACGGTATTTTATTACATCGGAGTTGATGGAGATAATATCTATACAAATTATTTAGATAATAATTTATCATTTCAATTTACAAATGATGGTAGGGTAAAATGGGTTGCTTATCACTATTCAGGATATTGTGCAGTAACAGGATACACGGAAACACATAGTCTTTTAAATGGACAAACACCTGTATTATGTGTTACGGGAGATACAAGTGATTTTAATTTAACAATAGTTTTCAATAGATATAGAGAGTTAATAGGTTGTGATTTAGATAATGTAGGAGGATTTAATGATCTAATACCAGGACCACATGCGGTTCCATATACAGTCGATCCAACAGGATATACTGCGGTTACTTCAACTCAAATCGTAACGGGATACACAATTACAAATACACTTGAAGATTGGGTTACGGGTGGAACAATAACAACTGAATATGTGGAGGAATTAAATAGAAAATGGTCGAACGAAAGAGATAAGAGATTAGGGGATTTGAAATTCTATCTAAATGGTAATTTAATTCATACTGAAACTAATTGGGAAGAAATTATCCCATCTTATAGAGATAATCAAACAATTATACAATCTTGGGGTGGAGGATATAACTACACTTATTTTGGAAATACATCAAAAACATGTGGGTTCAATATTAAATCGGCTTTATATTATGAAGAACCATTAGATTTTGTTCATGTTAAACATAACTTTAGAACAAGATTAAATGACTTTGATTTTGAAATATGTAATGCACCTTGTGTGGATGACGTATATCAATACGTTCCACCGACCGCGACTCCAACACCAACGCCAAGTCCAACTCCGGTTCCAACATCGACACCAACAAGTGTACCGACGGTTACGCCCACACCGACAGGACAACCTACGAATACACCAACCCCATTACCGGCAACGGTTACACCAACACCTGGCCCAACATCAACACCGTTTATAACACCAACACCATATCCATTTACAACACCTCTACCAAGTGGATTTACATTTGATGCTGACTATATAATCGTTTCATACGCATTTACTGATGGATCCGATTTAGATACAAGAACAAGAATTAGTAGTCCAAATATCGGTCAAAATAGTGCACAAACATATCTTGGTTGGTGTAGATCAGAATTGTTTCCCGATAATGAAGGAACACCAATATTAACTTGGAGTGGTGATAATACGGGACAAGGTTTTGAATCTGTGTTTGTCAATTTAATTAGATTTAAAGAATTATATCCATCTGAGACATCACTTACAATTGAAATGAGTGCAATGTGGTACGGTACTCTTGGAAGTAATCCTGTTATTATGGATGTAATGATGTATAAAGGTGGTACAATATCATTGGTTCAAGAGGCGTATATGTTTGCAAATGATGGTTATAGTGGAATTTATGGAGTTGCCTCAACGGGTACAACTATTACAACACAATCTCAAGAATGTTTTAGTCAAGAACTTGTTGCGAAATTACAATATAATTTAACAACATATAACGGACAATTCATATAAACAAAATATTTAAGGTATGTCTTGGCAGATAAACGGTAAATTCATTTTAGTCCCAAAAAACCAAACATCCTCACCAACGGGGACACCTACGCCGACGCCGTCAATTACCAATACACCTTTACCAGCTACAAGTACACCAACACCGGTACCAACAGATACACCAACACCAACGCCAACATCTACCCCTGTTCCACCAACTGCTACTCCAACAATTACACCTACATCAACTCCAAATATAATAACAAATGGATTGGTTATTCAATTGGATGCATATAATAATTCAAGTTATCCTGGCACAGGAACAACGGTTTATGATGTAACAAGTGGATATAATCATACGTTAATTGGTGCAACTTACACAGTTCTTAATGGTATAAAATGTTTTGATTGTACAACAGGAAATAATAGAGTTGATTACAACGCAACAGGACCTACGTTACCAACATCAGGATATACATATATTACTTGGACAAGATTGATAACAAGTAACACCGGATTTAGAACATTACTTTACACAAAAGGATTTACTAAAATCGCACCAATTACTATACCTAACGCATCAAACACATTAGGATATTGGGCAACAGGATTCGTAAGTTCAGGGTATGATGTTTCAGCTTCAAATGGTGTTTGGGTTCAATTTGCGGTAGTTGGGACTAACTCATCTCAAACATTCTACATAAATGGTTCACAAGTGGGAAGCTCAATCAATGAGGGTTCGGGTGGAAATACACATTGGGGATTGGGTAATAATGATGTTGTTGCTCAACCTTGGGGACATGTTGCCAACATGTATTTTTACAACAGACAATTAAATCTTGCTGAAATAACGGAACAATACAATTATTTGGCACCAAGATTTGTGGAACCAACTCCAACACCAACCGTCACACCAACAGCAAGTGTTACTCCAACTCCTACAATAACAAATACACCAAGTCCAACTCCGGATGAGTTTGGTATAATAACCGAAAACGGTGTTTACATAATTTCAGATGAAAATGGAAACACACTAATACCTGAATAAAAAATTATAAAAATATAAATAAAAATGGCACTAATAAAAGTTTCAGAATTAACCAGTACGGGTTCCGTAAAAATTGATGATATATTAATGATATCCTCAACCAGTGGTAGTGGGTACACATCAAATCGCATATCAATTGAAGACTTGGTATCAAGTCAACCATTTCTTGATTTAGGTTCTTCAGGAACTGCCGGTTCATCTGGAACAAGTGGTTCTAACGGTTCAAGTGGAAATAGTGGTTCGTCAGGAACATCAGGGTCTAATGGTTCTGATGGGTCAAGTGGTACGTCGGGATCAAACGGTTCAGATGGTACTAGTGGTTCTAATGGTAGTGATGGTAGTTCAGGAACTTCAGGTATTGATGGAACAAATGGTAGTGATGGTTCTTCAGGAACTAGTGGAAGTGATGGTACTAGTGGTAGTAACGGAACTGACGGTAGTTCAGGTACATCAGGAACATCAGGTTCTAGCGGATCAAGCGGAACTAGTGGTTCATCGGGAACATCAGGTTCTAGCGGATCAAGTGGTACTAGTGGTTCATCGGGAACGGCGGGAACAAGTGGTACTAGCGGAACATCAGGTTTAGTAACACTAACAGGTTCAACAGCCGGTGGTTTAATAACATATGATGGTTCAGGAACAAACGCAACCGTTCAATCAGGTTTAACATATAGTGGAACAACTTTAACGGCTCCAACAGGTTCATTTGATAATGTAATTGTAAACGGACAACCAACAACTTATGGTGTGGCAAATCTCACAACAGGTGTGGTTGCAATTCAATCAACCGCAACGGGAACTATGAATGGAACAGTTGGTAAAGTGACTTTATCAAACAGTTATAGTCAAGTGGTTGGAGCCACAAGTCCAGGAACTACCATCTTTACCCTGCCAAGTCTACAACCAGGTACTTACTTGATTACTGCTCAGGCAAAAGTTAATGGTGGTTATAGTGCAATGGGTATATTTACAGGTGGTTCACAGGTTGCAAACACCAGTGTTTTTAATTGGTATCAAGCCAGCGGTACAGTAAATAACGGACTTCAAGGAACTTGGGTATTAACAGTAACTACACCAACAGTTTATACCATCAATGCTTGGGGTGGAGGAACCGTTTCAGCTGGAACTGATGGTACAGCGGTAGCAAACTATATCCAAATCAACCCAACATTTGCACTAACCGCAATTAGTGGTTTAACCACAACAAGTGATGTGAATGTTGGCGGAAACTTAAATGTTACAGGTACAGGTGGTAATGTTCTAACAACAGGTTCAATTTCAACAACTCAAAATATTACAGGTTCGGTAATAATAAGTGGTTCAATGAACATAATAACAACCACATTACAAATCGGAACTGGTTCAGGTGATGAAGGTGGTGAAATTCTGTTAGCAAAATCACAAACAAACAATTCACTTACGGGTAGTGGAATTACAATTGATTCTTATCAAAATAGATTAAGAATTTTTGAACAAGGTGGTGATGCAAGAGGTGTATATTTGGATTTAACTAAAACACCTGCAGGTGTTAGTGGTGAATTATTATGGAAAGCAAGTGGAATAGTAAATGCGGGAACGGATGTTACATTAGGAAATTTGAAAGTAAGATTATCAACATCAGGAAATAGAAGTTTACAAGTATCAACGGTATCAGGAACATATTCAGTTTACGGTAGTGGAATATATGGTGCGGGTGGTGTTGGTCATGGTTTTATAGACGGGAGTACTCAATTATCAATCACAACAACACCCACATATCTTCGCGCATCAACCAATTTTAGTGCTGCGGGTCAAACCGACACATGGTTGATTATGGATACAGGTAGTAATATTTCGTGGAGAATATCATTGATAATCGGTGTGAGTTTTAATAACAATATGATTTCAATAGAAAGATTACACTAAAAAATTAAAATAGACAGAAAATAAAAGTATTTATATAACATAATGGCAACAACAAGACCCTTCGCATACAACACAGGTACCACCATAGACGGAACAATACAAATTGGAAACATCGCAATAGGTGTTTCAGATCAAGATTATTCACAAGATCCAGGTGGGGTTAAATGGTGGATGGGACCTGATGAAGAGTTAGGTTATGTTATTGCCAATCAAGTACCAACAGGTGACCACCCAACACCTGTCGATGAAGATTCTTATATTAATTTTTGGAGATCAACAGATTTAACCGAACAATCTTTATTAGATTTATTAAACGTTTTACCAATAACAGATGGTTTAGAACCATTTACAAATGGTAGTGATGCTAAAACTTGGTTAAATAATAACGGTTATTTTACAACATATGGTGAAGATTTACCAACACCAACCCCTACACCTACAAATTTACCAACGGCAACACCTACTCCTTTACCGGCAACTAGTACTCCAACTCCGTTACCAGCTACAGCAACACCTACTCCAACTGATAATTTAGGTGATAGTTTATTACAAGAAAATGGTGATAGTTTATTACAAGAAAATGGGGATAATATTTTATTAGAATCTACATCAACAACCCCAACTCCTACACCAACGCCGGATGTAACATCGGTACCAACTGATACTCCTACACCTTTACCGGCAACAAGTACACCAACTCCCGCACCAACAGACACACCTGTACCGGCAACAAGTACACCAACACCAACTCCTACACCAATTAATCACGGATTCCAATATACATTAATTGATAGAACTAATACTACAGGTCCATTTGGGACTGATTTGGGGTTAGCTTGTGAAGGTGTTAGTTGTTTAGAATCTGAAGATTGTACTATAAGTGGTTCTTTTGATGTTTATTTTGATAATCCAAATGTAAGTGTTGGTGATTATGCTTACCTTGGTGCAAATTCAAATGTTTTAGCATCCATAACAGATGGTTATTACATTCTTTCCGATGGTGAATTTAATGCACCTTTTATATTTGAATTTGTATCGAATCAAGTTGTGGCATTATTAACTTGTGTTGCACCAACCGCAACACCAACATCAACACCAACAGTTACACCAACGCCGGGTCCGACATCTACACCAACACCAACACCAGAAATGGCGTCGTTATTTATTGATATAGTTATGGGTTATGATGGTATTTCATTCGGTGGAGTCACATATACATCAGATACAACAATCAGTGTTGTTAAAAATCAACAATATTCTATTGTCGCGTTTAGTGGTAGTGGGTTATTTCAAAATTGGGAGGGTACTAATGTAAATTTACCTGTACCTAATTCATCTAACACCATTGTAACTATCACTGGTGATACAGCAACATTAAAAGCTGTGTTCCCTGAAATGACACCAACACCTACACCAACAGTAGTTCCATCAACCGCAACACCAACACCGACTCCAACAGAAACACCATTACCAGCAACAAGTACACCAACCCCTACACCAACAACAGTTGCATCATGTAGTGGTAAACCATATATCTTAAAAAATTCATTATCAACGGTAAATTCAGGTGAATCTCTTTGGGTATCAAATAGTAATCCACCAGACGCTTCAAATCTTGTAAACACATTAGCAGCAGGAAATCCATTATATTTTTACAAAATTGATAATAACGGAACAGATCAAACATCATACTTTGGAAATGCGGTAGGTACTTCATTTACAATAACATTCTGTCAAGATGGAAATAGTGCAGTATATTCAGGTGTTACAGGTGCTATGATATATGATGGTGGTATTAATTCATATGAAATTGACGCAACTAAATTATCAATAGTACAACGTTCAACAGTTTCTACATTTACATTTGGGGAGGTTTTCTATGTAGATATATTAGTTGCGGGTCAATCGACACCAACTCCTACACCTACATCTACAATAGAACCAACTAACGTTCCAACAGATACACCTACTCCTACACCTGAACCTGCAACGGCAACACCTGTACCAACAGGGGTACCAACAGATACACCAACTCCAACACCTTTAGCTGCAACAAGTACACCAACACCACAACCTACTAGTACCGCTACACCTTTACCGGCCACAAGTACACCAACGCCAACACCTTTAGCGGCAACAAATACTCCTACACCAGAACCAACAGTTCAGTCAACAAGTACACCAACACCAACTCCAACAAGTGGAGCGGGAGTGGGATCTTGGTTTTTCTATAGTGATGAAGGTGCTATGAATGCAGGACCACCAAATGCTAATGGTAACGCATTATTTATGATTGTCACAGGAAGTAGCACAGAAACATATAATCCTAATAAAGTTAGTGGTTTAATGCTTCATTTTTGTGTAAAAGATAGTGCGGGTACGGATTATACATCACAATTTAGTGGATACACAGGTGGAACAGGAACAATTACAATATCACAAAATGGTGATACTGCAACATATACAAGTACAACGCCAGGTTCGTTTGGGATTCAAAATGTTGGTGGCGGAAATAGTTTCTTTGTAATTAACACCGCATCTTGTACACAAACTAAAACATCAAACGCACCATTTGTTAATGGTGACCCAATATCAATAACATTTGGTAGTGGAACACCTACACCTACACCAACGCCAGGTGGACCAACATCGACACCGACACCAACAACCGCACCAACGAGCACACCAACTCCAACAAGTGCACCAACGAGTACGCCTACACCTTTACCGGCAACGGCAACACCTACTCCGAGTGCAACGGCAACTGAAACACCAACACCGGCACCACCAACCGCAACACCAACATCAACACCAATACCTTCAAATATTATTGTTGCAGCGGGTGGTGTAAACGTATTAAGTTATTCATATGATGGTGGTGATAATTGGACAAATTCTTCTAACGGTGCCACATTTATATCACAACCAGCATTTGCAGTTGCAACTGATGGAAATATGTTTGTTGCGGGTGGTACTCCGGCCGCATTTGGAGGTAACGGTTTACTTTGGTCTAATGATGGAGATACTTGGTCTGGATCAACAAATGGATCAACTATGTTTACAACGAATGTTAGAGGTGTTGCATATGGAGGTGATAAATGGGTTGCGGTTGGTATCTCATCGGGAGCCGCTAAATTTGCCTATTCATATGATGGTATAACTTGGACTGCGGCGTCAAATTCAAATGCGATTGGTAGTGTACCAAATAGTGTTGCATATAATGGAAGTAGATGGGTTGCTGTAGGTTCATCACCTGCTGGTGGTAGTGGAAATAGAACAACAATAGCTTATTCAGATGATGGTATATCTTGGACTGCATCCGCAAATAGTGGTACGATATTTACAGGTTCATCTTTGAATGTTGCTTGGGGTGGAGATAAATGGGTTGCGGTTGGTACAGGAGCTAACAGAATAGCATATTCAACAGATGGGATAACTTGGTCTGGTTCAACAAGTGGAAATAGTAGAATCACAGGTACAGGTTATGGTATCGCATACAATGGTTCACAATGGGTTGCCGCAGGTCAAGGAACAAATGCGTTAGCATATTCATCTGATGGTATAACATGGTCAGGTGCGACAAATAGTAATACAATATTCTCATTCCAATCATATTGTGTAACGTGGACAGGAACCAAATGGGTTGCTGGTGGTATTGGAACGAATCAATTGGCGACATCAACTGATGGTGATACTTGGACTGTGACAACAAACGGTAATACCATAATGAATAATAGAGTTCAGGGGTTGGCTGCAAAATATTAAGTAATAGACAAAAAATAAAACTATTTATATAAAAGAAAAACAAACACAAAATGGCAGATCAAAAAATTTCACAATTAAATGAACTTACCGAACCTTTATCGGGAGATATGTTACCAATAGTTAACAACGGAGAAACTAAAAAAGTAAGCGTAAGTAATTTACTAAGCGTCTCAATATATGAGGAAGTAACATATAGTGAGTTATATTCTCTTTTAACAGGTGCAACATTAACACCAGGTAAACATTATTTAATCACAGATTTCAAAACTTGTTACGACCAACCTGATTATGACCATAATGGTAACACAATTGAAACTGGTAATTACAAAGAAGGTAATGTGGCACCTATACTTGTGTTGGCAACTGATGTTGATAAAATTTCAGAACACGCATATCAACCAGAATATTCTGGTGATACAATACAATATGATCCATATTTTACATCTACCGAAGTTACTGCGGGAGCTGCGTTTGGTAGAATAACATACAGAATTGACGATAAAGGAAATGCTTTTGATTATGACTTTAGAGAAGTTTTATTTAAGAGATATGACGCATATAGTGCCGAGGAAATTTATGACGGAAAAGTAAGTATTAATAGTGTTGGTGTTGTAACGGGTGTAGGAACAAATTTTACAGGTAGAACTACCGGAGATGTTATAGGTATCGTGAATCCAAATACAGCGTATGGTGTAAATTTTTATCAAATTGTTTCTATTGATTCAGAAACGATTATGACTGTTACGGGACGCACAATTTATAGTGTCAATGACACTTTCTATACAGACCGCGTAATTGATACTCGAATGTCTTACAAACAAAGCAATATTATTTCTAACACAGGATTTACAGAATACAAAACATTCGTAAGTTATAATAATTGTTTTAACAATACTTGCGGTAATAGAGTTGCAAACACCATAAGTAATGGAAATACTTTCTTACTTTCAAACAATGTTTTTAGAGATAGTCCACATAGAGATAATTCCTTTGGAAGTAATTTTAGAAACAATACCTTTAATGATGATTGTATAAATAATACAATTAGTGGTAATTTCTATGGTAACATAATTGATAATGATTTTGATTACAACACAATATCTTCGGATTTTTACGATAACATAATTATATGTGATTTTCAAAATAATATTATTCAAAATGATTTTTATAACAACAATTTAGGTGATTATGACTCAAATGATTTTTATGATAATTTAATAATGGGATCATTCTATGGTAATTTTTACACTGGTGACGACTCTTTCGCCAATAACATATTAAAATCCTCTTTTTATGGAAACATTATACAAACTAGTTTTGATGATAACGTAGTTGGTAATTTTAACAGTAATTTTATTAAAAATAGGTTTGATAATAATAATGTGGGAGATGGTTTCTACACAAACATCATTTATAACTATTTTGATAATAATACAATTGGGTTTGATTTTCACAATAATACATTAGGATCAATTAACAATCAATCAACTTTTGAGGACAATCATATTGGTAATGGATTTAAGGCGAATTTAATAGTGGGTCAGTTTGATGATAATAAAATTGGGAACAACTTTGGGGGAAATGAGATTGAAAATTATTTTACAAATAATAACATTGGAAATACCTTTCAATCAAATGATATAGGATTAAATTTTAAAAATAATTTTATTTTAAATGATTTTAGTGGAAACGGAATAACAGATGATTTTAGATATAATCAAATTGGAAATAATTTTGCAAGTAACAACATCGGTGACGGTTTTGGATTTGGTGGTAGTGGAGCTGAGGGCAATGTAATTGGAAACTATTTCTTTGACAATACCATTGGAGAATATTTTTATAATAATAATATTGGGGATAACTTCGAAAATAATACAACAGGGAATAACTTCCAATTTAATAGGGTAGAAACCCCATTAAATGGAATAGATTTTACCACATATTTAGGAAACCCCATAAATTTTTCATACCCATCAACTACCGGAACCGATGGAGTTTATACAGGTGTAACTGGAACATCATCAGGTGCAGGAGTAAATTCAGTATTTACTATCACTGTTGCGTCAACTCTTGTTAGTGATGTTGAAACTTCAACTATTGGAAAACTATACCTAACAGGTGATACAATAACAATTGCCTCTGGTTCATTTGGTGGAACTACTGATTTAGTTTTGACGGTAGATACAATTAGCACAACACCAATGGTTTATGAATATTACAATAAAACTATTCAAAGAAGGTTTGATGGAACACCTATATTAACTGCATTAGATAATAATGGTAACTGGTATATATCATCGTTAATCACTGAATCAATAGACGACTAATAAAACGAAAGAAATATGAGAATATGTATATTGTGCGAAGAATCTAAAGTTCAGCAAGCAAGAGAAAAAATGAAAGATGATAATATCTTAAAAATAGATTTATCACCAACCGGAGAGTTACCTTCAACTCACAAATTGTGTGTAATGGCGGTTACGGAAGAAAAGGCTAAACAGATGATGGATTCTGCTGAATTAACTATAATAGAGGTGATGAACCCCAAAGAGTTTTTAGCAAAACATAATTTGAAAAAAATTGGAAAATAATAATTATAAAATTAAAAGGGGATTTATTACACCATCCGAGTCCAAACAAATAATAAATTGGATAGACTCAATTGACCATAGTGGTAATGGTGCTAATCATCATCTTTCGGAATTATCAAAAGAACTAAAAGGTAAAACTTATATGTTTGATATTTCGGATACACCTTTTACAAATTATATTACAAAGTTTCAAGCGGTATCAGATGTTTCAAAAGATAAACTACCTGATTTGATTGATACCATTATTGATAGAATCGCAGAAGAATTTGAATTTCCTAAAAACCATATCTTTTTACAAGCGGTAGATATGAATAGTGGGGGAAAGATAAATCCTCACTATGATGCTGCAGTTGAAGGACATGTTAATTATAAATGTAATATTAGTGTTTTATCGGAGGATTACGAATTGTTTTTAGATAAAGATGTTATAAAAATAAATGAAGGTGATTTATACGGATTTGAGGCATCTCTATACAAACATTGGACAAACGAATTCAAATCAAGAAGAGTTTTCCTAAGTTTTGGTTTTATATTACCATACGATGTGGTGGGTAGAACTACAACCGATGTAAGAGTCCGATTAAGTAAAAGAATTGAAAGGTATTTTCAGAAAACAATAGAAACTACCAATTAAACCAAACATAAACAACATTCGGTTCTTAATGTATTTATAACATATGGAATTTCACATAAGACAAGGGGCAACTGACCCAATATTAAAGATGAGAATGATTGACGACGGTAAAAACGATAAGTCATCATTCAATGAAATGTTAGCAAGTGGTACAACAATCACCTTTGAGATGTCTGATGTGACAACGGGTGAACCTATGGTATTAGGATCTGAATGTCTTTTAACCAATAGAACAAAGAAATATAACTATACAACTGACGAATATTATATCACACATAGATTTACAACCGAACATACTTCACAAGTAGGTAGATTTGAGGGTAAGGTAACTATTACGTTTGATAATGGTAATATCCTTATCTTACCCGTTAAAGAAAAATTATACATCAATATTTTTTAATACCCCCTTTTTTAATTATATTTATTAATGTAAACAAGGCAAACTGTGGTTTTCCACAAGCTAATACGTCACATTAAAAAAATATAAAACATGAAAGAGGTTATCTCTCAGGAAGTTATTGAAGGCTTCCTCAATGGTGGCGACGATGAAATGTATATCGTCGGAGTCGAATACGACTATCCCACAAACACAATCTACAAAATTATCCAAGACCCTGAACAAGGGAAAATCATTAAACCTGATACATTTACACCGTTCTTATGGGTAGGTGATTTAACGGGTATGAATTTCTACGGAGATTCAAAGGCAATGCAGAAAAAACGTATGGGTGAGTTTGGTATTCTAATTGAAAAATTGGACACTCACGGTAATGAACGTTTAGAAAATGGTATGACCCATATTGTTAGAAGTATTAAATCTTATACGGATTTAGTATCGTTCTTTAGAATGGGTGGATTAAATCCATGGGATGAAAAGTGTAGACATTTATTTACGATCTTAAACCCTGTAGAACAATATCTTATACAGAAGAAAAAAAGATTATTTAAAGGTATTGACGATTACGGTGGAGTTAATCGTTTTGTATTCGATATTGAAACCACAGGTCTTGATCCTGAGACTTGTGTTATCATACTAATTGGAGTTAAGGACAACCGTGGATTAAATGAAACAATTCCCGCGTTTGGTGAAGATGGTGAGAAGAAATGTATTGAAAGATTTTTCCAATACATTAAAGATTTAAAACCAACGATTGTTGCAGGTTATAACTCAGCGTTCTTTGACTGGCCGTTTATATTAAAACGAGCAGAAATTCTTGGTGTTGATGTTGATGGTTTAACACAAATCTTTACTTCTCAAGGAATGAAAGAAAAAGAAGGAATGTTAAAACTTGCAAATGAAATTGAACCATATAAACAACACGTTATATGGGGTTTTAACATTATTGATATTGCACATTCAGTAAGACGTGCTCAGGCAATCAATAGTGAAATTAAAAGTTGGGGATTGAAATATATTACAACATATTTGGAAAAAGAAAAACCTAATCGTGTGTATGTAGATGGTGCAAAGATTTCCAAAATATATCTTGATAATGAAAGTTATTATGTAAATCCAAAGACGGGTGGGTACAAACAAATTGGAGAACCTGGTACGGAAAATTTAACACAAAAATATCCCGGTAAGTTTGAGATATGGACAGGAAGAAAAATTGTAGAACAATATCTTGATGATGACTTGTATGAGACTATGGTCGTAGATGATAGTTTTTCTCAATCAACATTTTTACTTTCTAAATTGGTTCCTACCACGTATGAAAGAATTGCAACAATGGGAACGGCAACACTGTGGAAAATTATCATGTTAGCGTGGTCATACGAACACAACTTGGCAATTCCAGCAAAAGATGAGAAACGTGCTTTCACAGGAGGTTTATCTCGTTTATTAAATGTGGGATATGCAAAGAACATTGTTAAGTTTGACTACTCATCACTCTATCCATCAATTCAATTAGTGTATGATGTGTTTCCTGATTGTGATGTTATGGGAGTTCAGAAATCAATGTTAAAATACTTTAGAAATATTCGTATTAAATATAAAAACTTAGCAGGTGAATTGAAGAATAGTGATCCTGTTATGTCTGAGGTATATGATCGTAAACAATTACCAATCAAGATTTTTATTAATGCATACTTTGGTAGTTTATCCGCGCCACATGTATTTCCTTGGGGGGAAATGAATTCAGGTGAAACCATTACCTGCATTGGTCGTCAGTGTTTACGTATGATGATTATGTTCTACATGAAGAAGGGTTATAAACCTCTCGTAATGGATACGGATGGTGTGAACTTTGAAACTCCCGATACTGCAAAAGATGCTGTGTATGTTGGTAAAGGATTAAATGAATTAGTTACTGAAGGAAAAGAATATACAGGTATTGAAGCACATACTGCCGAGTTCAATGATATATTCATGAGAGGTGAGATGGGTTTAGATATTGACTATGTTGCACCAGCTTGTATCAATGTTTCTCGTAAGAACTATATCATTAAGATGATGAAGAAAGGAAAAGAGAAAATTAAATTAACAGGTAATACAATTAAATCTAAAAAATTACAAACATATATTGTTGAATTCTTAGATGAAGGATTAAAGTATTTGTTAAATGGTGATGGTCATTCATTCGTGGAATTATATTACGATTATGTAACGAAGATTTACGAAAAAGAAATTCCATTATCAAAGATCGCAAACAAAGCACGTGTTAAACAAAGTATTAATGAATATAAAAAGTATGTTATGAAAACTACTAAAGCCGGTTCATTAATGTCTCGTCAAGCACATATGGAATTGATTATGAGAAGTGACTATCCTGCGGGTTTAGGTGACACAATTTATTATGTTAATAATGGTTCTAAAAAATCATCAGGTGACGTACAGAAGATTACTAAACCAACAAAGAAACAACAAGAAGAATTCACTGAGAAGAATGGATATCCGATGCCGAATGATTTTATTGAAGTGAATTGTTATATGATTGATGAGAAAGAAATATTAAACAATCCTGATTTAAAAGGTGATTATAATGTTCCTCGTTATTTAAATAATTTTAACAAACGTGTTGAACCATTATTAGTTGTTTTTAATCCGGCAATCAGAGAAGATATATTGATTGAAGATCCAAAAGACAGACAATACTTTACAAAAGCACAATGTGATTTAGTTAATGGTTTTCCATTAAAAGAAGAAGGTCAAGATAAATTAGATGAGGTTATGACTTTATCTGATAGTGAAGTAATCTTTTGGAATAGAGTTGGACGTGATCCTTACTTTATGTATGTAGAAAATAGTTTAGAACTTGCTGATCAATATTGGGTGGAACACAATAGAAAAGTTGTTACACTTCAAGCTGAAAGTACTAAATCAAATGAAGAAGAAATAATTGAAACAAATGGTCACGATTATGCCTTTCACGCAATTGAAAGTTAGATTACAATAATAGATGAAGGCATTGCTCTAAACTTAAGTGCCTTATTAAGATTCTCCGCTTCGCCGGCCTTTCTCTCAAGAAGTTTGTCGGGGCGGAGTCTTTCTAATCTAGCCATAAGTTCTTCGACTAATTTAGATTTTTCATCTTTACCTTCCGTAATAAGACTTGAATAATCTAACTTAACTTGACTATCAGGAACTTGTAAGTCTCCTGAGAATTTACCCCAAATACGACCTAAACCTTCTTTAGCGTAAGCAATCAAATATTTTCTAACCCAGTTTTGTGCGGGTTTATTTAAATTATCCCAAGTTAATTGTTCAGTTTCAACATCCGAAGGTAATTTAATAACGTCTTTGTTGTTTTTTAAACAAGTATCTCGATCCATAGTATCATAATACCAATACCAAACGTTGTAGTTTTTTTGTTGTATAGAACCAAAATCAAATTTACCACCTGGTACGTTATATAAGTGAACTAATTTTTTTCCTTCAGGACCCGCGGTAATTCTATAAGTTAAATCACCACCTATCAATCTATTCTTCATAGATCTATCTTGCATCCTCAATAATAAGTCAAATGCCGGCATCATAAAATATGAACCTGAATTACCCATTTGAGCAAATCCACCCGCACCACCAAATCCCAATCCACCAAGACCACCAAATCCCGCCATAAACGGATCAACAAATGAATCATTTAATTCTGCACGAGTAAACCATAATAATTCATTTATCTCACGACCGGCTGGTATTTCATAAACCTGAGTTCCACCCGTTAATACAAAATAATCTTTCTTTAATTCTGATGTACCACCAGCTTGTAAACCTACAATTTTTGAATATGAGTGAGTATATTGTGTTTCGTAATCCAAACTTCTTGTTGTAAAAGCTCTTGATAATGACTGGGTATCTACGTCTAAACCCGCTAATGCTGACCATTGAGATTCGATCAACCAATCACTAACGTATTGTTCGTATTCAGACAAAGCTAACTCCATGAAAGTATCCATTTGTTCTTCGGTAAGTTCGATACCACGAACAGGCATACCTAAAAGGTGGAATACCTGAGTATATAATTTATCTTTTTCCGCTTGTGAAATAATTTGAGACATAATTTGATTTATTCTTATAAATATCTTATATTTCTATTATGAACGAGAAACTAAACGAATTATTCAGTATCTGTGGGATTAACGATTTTGTGTTCCACTTACAAAAAGAGGGGGAAACTAACTATATAGACTATACTTTATATCCTAAAAAAATTGTGGTGAACGTTCCTGATATTGAAGATACGGAATTTGAACAGTTATTAACTGATAAAATTAAGGAACTAAAGGAGACTTTTAAGTAGGTCTTTACTGAACGATTCTGAATATTCTCCGTCACCCATTACTTGGTCAATGACGTTCTTTTTCTTTTGTAAAATATTATAAATTACCTTTTCAATTGTATTCTCAAAAACGGGATAATAAACTAATACACTATTCTTTTGACCATAACGATACGCTCTATCTTCACCTTGTGAATGATCCGCCGGAACAAATGATAAGTCATTCATTATAACAACTTCGGCGGCAGTTAATGTAATACCAACACCGGCAGCTTTAATATTTCCGATAAATACTTTTACCTTATCTTCATTTTGAAATCTATCAACTGAATCTTGTCTTTTATCTTTTGACATACGACCATCAAGTGTTACAGAATTCTTTTTATATTTGTCATGTAACATATCAAGTGTCATAGTGAAGTTAGTTAACACAATAACTTTCTTTCCTTGTTCCAAACATTTATCTATCAATTCACAAGTATACGGAATTTTTTCGTAAGAAATAAGTTGTCTAATTTTCATTAAACGATTTAATGTAACGCTAATTGTTTCATCATTTTTCTTATCGTTGGTAATTCGTGTAAATTCTTCTAACTCTTCATCATACATTTTACTTGTAAGTTCAACAAACACAGGAGTAACAATCTTTTCAGGTAAGTCAAGAATATCTGTTTTCATTCTACGAAGAACATATGATTTAGTTCTCTCACGTAATTCGTCTAAATTACTTGCTCCACTTGTGTTCCACACCTTTCTATTACCTACTGTAAATTGATATCCTTTACAATATCTACGAACGTAAGATTGCCAATTTAATGTTAAAGGTGAATCAACAATTTTTAATAAGTTGAAATAGTTGATAGGTCTTGATGTCATTGGTGTTCCCGTTAATAACCATACCTTAGGAATTTGTTCTAACACATCATTTAATAAACGTGTTCTATTTGCGGTAGTGTTAGAAATATAATGTGCTTCATCTACAATTGCTAAGTCAAATTTTTCATTTACTAATAATTTATAATCATCACTATCTTCACTCTTATCTGTTGTGTGATAATTTTTTATAATATCATAATTGATAATATAGAAATCAAATGTAGATCCCCACTTACGACCTTCAACAATTAACACACGTCTATCAGAGTAATTTGCAATCTCTCTTTGCCAATTAATTTTAAGTGATGCGGGACAAACAATTAAAACTTTTTTTGCACCACATTCCAACGCCCCAATAACCGCTGACGTAGTCTTACCTAAACCCATATCATCAGCTAAAATAAATTTGTCGTTTGCTAATAATTTTTCAATTGCCACTTTTTGATGTTCCATTGGAGGTCTGACATCATATGGACTATAATCAATAACTCTATTTAATTTCTTTTCTTCTTGAACAATTGCGGCCTTTGGTAACCACATTGCATGGTTTTGTTGACGTTCAAATACTTTACCCCAAATATGATAAGCTTTATCAGACTCACATAATAATTTTTCACACCATACTTTATCGGGTGGAGTTGGTAATAACATTTCTTCCATCAATTTATCACCAAATGTGGAAACAATATTAATATGTTTACGAGCAACCTTAGGAACTGTATCTTTATATTTAATTACATACTCCGACTGTGGACGAGTTAATTTAAAATTTTTAACTTCCACGAATTTACGTTTGTATTCTAATAAAACATTATTAGATCCTTCGTATTCATTTAATATATCTCTCGCTTCAACCTCAGGTATTTTTCTTTCCATCGTATTATAATAATTTTTTATCTTTATTATGATGAGCAATTCGTTTATAACCATTTGGTGCTAAATTCGAAATAAATTTATTTTGGACCTGAATAAACATTGGGGTTGGTAAATAAAGATATTTAAGATGAGTTATCTTATGTAGTTCCACATCATACGCTTGAGTAATTCGTATAGAGTTATAATGTAATAATAATTTTTCTGCACCCTCCCAACTTACTGCATATGAATAACAATTCATTCCCAATTCTCCTAATTTAAAAACATCAAACGTGTCCCAATCAATATTACCACAATCAAAGTGATTTACATAATCTAAATCATCCTCTATTAAAATAATGTTAGTTTTGTTATCGACTGACCATTTTAAAATATTCATATGTGAAATGAACGTGGCCATTACCGCATCAACTATTACATCCCATTCATAAAAATCTACATATTTAAAATATCGTTCCCTTACTTCATCGGTTATTTCTTCAGGTGTCGTAGCATCCCAAAATTCAAAATCTAACCCAATCTTATCTTTTATAGAAATCATCCAATCTCTTCTATCCTTATTTGATTTTAAAGATAAACACCATACTTTATATGTTTGATTAGTTGAATTCATTTAATATATTCTTTCATTCGACCTCAGATATTTTTCTTTCCGTCGTATTATATATAATATAACTAAATAGAATGTATTATTAAACTATTTATTAGGATATGAACAATAAACTACCAATTACTCGTTTAGGTAAATTTTTCTCACAGGACGACTTTGATATTAACATTCAGATGGGTCAGGAGTATCTACACGGGGATTTGAATATGAAATTGGTCTTATATCGTGTTGATAGACAAAAGACCGACAATGACAACGTATACGCTGAGGTGGGTATGGACGAGATTAAGTTTTTTCCTCCCGTTGAGTTTAATGCGTTAGTTAAAATCGATGAACCTAAAAATTCAACATATACGAAAGGTTTAATGAGATATAGTGAACCAGGTAATTTAACATTATCAGTTTATATTACACATCTTAATGAATTAGGGGTGGATATTAGATACGGTGATTATATAGGGTATGCAGATTCAGAAGAAAGAATAAGATATTACACAGTTACAAATGACGGTAGAGTAACATCAGATAATAAACATAAAATGTTTGGGTACAAACCACACTATAGAACGATAGTTTGTGCTCCAACACAAGAAGGTGAATTTAGAGGAGTTTAATATGGGAATACCTAAAAGAAAAAACATGATCAACGTTTACGGTGGTAAGGATACTTACCAAGGTGAAGGTATATTAAAAAGAAGGGAAGAATTATTGGATATGATTACTAAATCCGATTCTTTTCTACCTGACTCTATTTTACATGATGATTTAGATAGGGGTATGTTGGATTATGTAAAAAATACATTTAAAGTTGTTTCTGACGGTGTAGAAATACCTGTTATTGATAAAATCTTAACAATTCAAAGATGGGGGGAGTTTTCAAACAATTGGGAGTTTTCTGATTCAGACGGTAATGTAAAATTACCATTTATTACAATCATTAGAAAACCAGATGTACAGTTTGGAACAAATCCATCAATACAAAGAACTATTCCTGATAGACATCAATTTCACTATGCAACGGTTCCAACTTGGAACGGTAATTCTATGGGAGCGGACGTTTATAAAATACCACAACCAATTCCGTGTGATATTACATATGACATTACGATTGTTTGTAATAAATTTAGAGATTTAAATAAATTTAATAAATTAATTTTACAAAATTTTTCATCTAGACAAGACTATACACAAGTTAAAGGTCATTACATTCCAATTGTTTTAGATACGATTGAAGACAATACACCTATGGAAACAATAGATGGTCGTAGATTTTATATGCAAACATACAAATGTACTATGTTAGGCTTTCTAATTGATAATGAGGAGTTTGAGGTAAAACCTGCAATTAGTCGAGCGTTTATTATTAATGAGTCTTTAGGAGGTGCTAGTATAAGTAAAAAATATATTGCTAAAACAATTGACATAACATTAACCACATTAATATCAAATGGTACTAGTACAATATATAGTGTAGGTGAGAATATTACAGTTTTGTTTAATGTATCAATTAATGGAATTGTACAGGAAAAAGATGTACATTATACACATTCTCATATAGGAGGATTATCAAATATAAATTTTAACGGAACCCCATTACAAGGAGATGTAATTGTTGTAAGTTACTATAAAGGTAGAAATAACATAATGTACGATCAAAACGGTAATGAATTACAAGTAGGTCGTGAAAGTTTTGATTTTAATGGAGTCAATTTAGTTTTTGATCTACAAGAAAAGATTAATACAATTATTAGTGTTACAACAAATGGCGTTATTGAATTTAGTGAAGAGGGATATGAAATAACAGGACAAAAACAAATAACACTAACAAGTGCTCCCGTATTCGGTGCTACTTTAGATTTTGTTTATCTTTATTAATCGTCCCCGTATATGTCCTTCTTTTTAGGTTTACAAAGTTCTTCTATGTGTTTTTCTAAAACTTTATAGATTTTTAAACCATTTTTATCACAGTAATTTTTTAACATTTCGTGGTGTTTCCCACTTATTTTAACGTTTTTTTGAGTGTTTTCCATATAAAAGATATTAAAAGATAAATAACTATCTTTTTAAGAAAAGTTGGGAAATCTTTGATAAAAACAAAGATATTTATTAGATAAGTAATAAAATTAATTAACCAAACAAAAATCAATGGCAAGTAATAACAGAGTTTTCGTGTCTCCAGGTGTCTATACATCCGAGCTCGATTTAACATTTGTGGCACAGAGTGTAGGTGTTACAACATTAGGTTTAGCTGGTGAGACCTTAAAAGGTCCAGCTTTCGAACCTATTTTAATTTCAAATTTTGACGAATTCAAATTGTATTTTGGTTCCACTTCACCTGAAAAGTTCAGTGACGGTAATCCAAAATATGAATTAGGATATGTTGCAAAATCATATTTACAAGAATCTAATCAATTATTCGTAACGAGAGTATTGGGTTTATCAGGTTATAAACCATATAAAACATTCGGTATTAAAACCGTAGGTGGTGTTATTTTGGAGGAATACGATGGAATAACTAATGAGGTTAGTGGTGTTACAATTACCCCAACAACAATAACAACAACTGAATCTGGATCGTCACTAAATGAAATAATTGCCCATTTATCAGGTGTGACATCTGTTGATGGTACCGATATTGTGACGTATTTAAAAGATAATTATGGTGATTATTCAGGATTAACAACAGGTTCAACCAACGAATATTTCATTATAGGTTTATATCCAACAGGAGAAACAACACCAAATGGTACAGAATTAGTATCTCCATTAACGGGTAACAAATATAGTAGTAATAACAACACAAAAGAATGGTGGAATACAATGCATCACCAATCTGATGGTTTGGTTACTCCTCCAGACGGTGACGGTGTAAATGGTGTTTATTCTTATTTATTCACATTTACAAATTCAACTGACAAATGGTCAATTACACAATTTAACTATGATGCTCTTTTAGCTGACGAATACCATAATGTAGTAGTTGGTGCTATTAGATCAAGAGGTATATATAGCGGACAAACATTAGTACATGAAGTTAAGGATGATAATAAATTCATTTTAACAGGTGTTACGGGATATGATATGAATACAAACCCAATGGGTGAGTTTGCAATCAAAGTAACAGGTACAACAAGTGGAGTTAAACAATTTGTTTGTTCATTTGATACAACATCATCAAAATACATTTCTAAAGTTTTAGGAAATGATGTTTTTGATAAAGATAATTCAAGTTATCCTGTTTATGTTCATGAGGTTTATCCTAACTATTTAAAAACTGCATACGAAAGAGGATTGGTTAGAGGTATTTCTATGGATGTATCTTACGAATTAGAAGGTGATAATTACCTATCTCAGTGGGACACAACAATTTCACCGATGGTTGTTTCTGAAGTTCGTGGTGGTAGTGTTCAAGATTTATTCCAAGTTATTACAATCTCCGATGGAGAGGCCGCTAACTTTGAAGTAAAAATCAATATTCAAAATATTAATTTAGAAACTATGGAGTTTGATTTAGTGGTTCGTGATTTTAACGATACTGACGAAAATCAAGTGGCTCTTGAAAAATATTCAAGATGTTCAATGAATCCAGATATGCCAGGTTATATAGCTAAAAAAATCGGTACATCTGATGGTGAATATGCTTTAGTTTCTAAAAGAATTATGTTGGTTATGGCGGACGGAGCCCCGGTAGATGCTATTCCTGGTGGATTTAGAGGTTTTGCAAATAACAAAAACTTCGGTACAGTATCAGGAATTAATATGGGATTAGGTAATGTAATATATAAAACGAAATATAACGATGCAGGTGATGTTGAAACTTACGATGTGAATGGTTCACCTAATATTGAAGGTGGAGATAAGGTAAGAAAAGTTATGTTAGGTTTATCTGACGCTGTTGGATTCGATAGAGATTTATTGAAATATAAAGGTGATATGGCAACAACAGAAACATTTGGTTTCCATTTATCTGTAAACGCAGCTACAATTACAGGAACAACTTTCCAAACAACACCATACGATTTAGAAGGTCAAACTAATCCTGAAACCAATAAATTAACTAATATTAATTTCCGTAAATTCACTTTCGCAGTTTATGGAGGTAAAGATGGTTGGGATATATACAGATCAACAAGAACTAATACCGACGCCTTTATTTTTGGTAAGACAATATATAAATCAGGTCATACAGTAAACGGAGGTGTATTTAGCTCAAGTGTAGGTAATTCTGACTATTACGCTTACGTACAAGGTATTGAAACATACTCAAATCCTGAAGCGGTAGATATTAACGTATTTGCAACACCTGGTATTAACTTCCAAGATCATAGTTCATTAGTTAATCAAGCGATTGATATGATTGAGACTGAAAGAGCGGATTCATTATATATTATGAACTCACCAAATATCACAGGGGCAACTGCAACAGATTCAATAGTGTCAGCTTTAGATGACGCGGGTATAGATTCTAACTATTCTGCAACATATTGGCCTTGGATTCAAGTAAGAGATACAGATAATGCAACTCAATTATATATCCCACCAACAGGTGAGGTTGTAAAGAACATTGCCTTAACTGACAACGTGTCTTATCCTTGGTTCGCGGTTGCGGGTTATAGTAGAGGTTTAGTAAATGCGATCAAAGCAACTAAAAAATTGACTTTAGATGATAGAGACGTATTATATAAAAATAGAATCAACCCAATTGCAACATTCTCTGATACAGGTACTATTATTTGGGGTAACAAAACTTTACAAGTTAGAGAATCTGCTTTAGATAGAATTAACGTAAGAAGATTACTATTGAGAGCAAGAAAGTTAATTTCTGCGGTTTCTGTAAGATTATTGTTTGAACAAAATGATGACCAAGTAAGAAACGAATTCTTAAGATTGGTAAATCCTATCTTGGATGCAATTAAGAAAGAAAGAGGTTTGTATGATTTCCGTGTAACAGTTTCTAACGATCCTGAAGACATCGACGCAAACACTATGAGAGGTAAGATCTACATCAAACCAACTCGTTCTTTGGAATTCATCGACGTAGAGTTCATTATTACTCCAACAGGAGCTTCATTTGAAAATATCTAATCTAAAAGGAGATATAAAAATAAGAAAGGAGGGTAGAAATACCTTCCTTTTTTTATGTAGAACGTTCCATGTGGAACATATGTATAACAAAAAAATAATTATACTTTACCCAGAATACTGGAACTAGATATACTAGTATTTATTATTGATATATTATTTTATTAAAGTAGAGTATTAAACTGGAACTAGATACTGGATCCTGTAAAAAACTACGAAAAATAATTGACATAAACAACCTTTTTGAGATAATTAATTCAAAATAAAATTATTTTCCTTTTGGATATATTTATTAGAAAGTAAATAACTAACAAAACTTAACAAACACACAATATGGCCGATTTATTAATGAAAATGCCGACACCTTACGAACCAAAAAGGGTCAACCGATTTATCGTAAGATTCAACTCATCTTTGGGTATAAACGAATGGTATGTATCTGCCGCGTCAAGACCAAGTGCTAAAATTAATTCAGTTGCAATTCCTTTCCTGAACACATCAACATATGTTGCAGGTAGATTTGAGTGGAATGAAATTAAAATGACTTTTAGAGATCCAATTGGACCTTCAGCTTCTCAAGCTTTAATGGAATGGTTCCGTTTACATGCTGAATCAGTAACAGGTCGTATGGGTTATGCTGCTGGTTATAAAAAGGATATTGAATTGGAGATGTTAGATCCAACAGGAGTAGTAGTTGAAAAATGGTTATTAGAAAACTGTTTCTTAACTGACTTGAACTTTGGTGAATTAGACTATAACAGAGATGAATTGGCTAATATCACATGTTCTTTGAGAATGGATAGATGTATTTTGATATACTAATATTACAGATTTTCATATACGAAAACCGATAGTTCACAAGATTATCGGTTTTTCTTTTTTAAAAACTTTACTTTGAACTAGTTATTAAGTAAATTATAGTATTATGGAAGAAACAAGAATTGACCCGACAATTGCCTATGATGTAATAGAATTACCAAGTAAAGGTATTCATTATACTAATAAGAAAAAATCTGTAAGAGTAGCTTATTTAACAGCTTCAGATGAGAACATTTTATCATCTCCAAGTTTTTTAAATACAAATACCGTTATTACTGAACTTTTAAAAAGAAAAATTTTAGATAAAGATTTAAACATAGAAGAAATTGTTGAGGAAGATAGACAAGCAATTTTAATCTTTTTAAGAAATACCGCATTTGGTTCTGATTATAATTTAACAATTACTGACGATAAAACTGGAAATGAATTTACCGTTGAGGTAGATTTAGGTTCATTAAAAATAAAAGATTTTAATTTAGTAGAAGATACAAACGGAGAATACGGTCATTATTTAGAAAAAAGTAAAACAGAAATCACGTTCAAGTTTTTAACACAAAAACAAGAAGATGAAATTGAAAAAATTAAAGAGAGTTGGAATGGTAATGGTGTTGCACCTGTTATAACCAAACAACTTGAGATGATGATTAAATCTGTTGGTGGGGTGAGAGACGCATTAAAAATTAGAGGTTTTATTGAAACCATGCCAATTAAAGATTCACAAGATTTTAGGAAATTTGTAAAAGATAATAAACCCGGGTTAGATTTAACCCAAACAGTAAGAACCCCATCAGGAGAAGATGTCCAAGTTAGAATTGGATTTGGGGTAGAGTTTTTTCGCCCTTTCTATGGATTATAAGAAAGGACAGTTAGACGAAATATTATTTTTAATTAAAAAGGGGTTTTCTTACGGAGATTTATTAACAATGCCGGTTCACTTACGTAGATATTATGTAAATTATATAATTGAGTTGGAAAATAATACCCAATAGTATTTATAGGTATGAGTTTAACTACCCAAGAATTAAATGATGCACGAAATCATGGTAAAGCTGCCAAAGAGGCTGGTATGTCCGAACAACAAATGTTGAATTCATTGACATCTAGAAGTCAAGAATTTAAAAACGAAGCAAAAGGGGCGTGGAATAGAGCAACAGCACCAGGAGGTGGAACTAGTCCCCAAAGCTCAGATAGAAGTTTAAAAAATCCAATAGATGTTGGTAAAGCAATGGCAAAAAGTGTTTCATCAAAATCAGAAATGGGTAGTGAATATAAAGTTGATGTAGAGGGATTAATGAATCCTTATACGACACTATTAACACTCGAAAAGGAAATATTCAAACAATTAGAAAGAGAGTCTCAATTACATACAACTATTAATGAAAAAATAGGTATTACGGGAGAACTATCAAGAGCATATAGAGATGTTATATTAGAGACCGTTCCCATGGCTGCAACTTTAGGGTTTGATATAGAAAATTTGGGGGATTTAGTAACGGGGTTAGGTGAAAAATCCGGTAGATTTAATTTATTATCTCAAAAAACAATGGAAAACTCTTTAGTGACAACTAGGGCGTTTGGTAGTTCTTTAAGAGATATGTCGGAGACGA